GTGGTAAACCAATGATTCAAGTTGTGGTAGAGAACCTGAATATCGAAGCAAATTATATTTTCTTAGTTCAAAAAGAACACTATGACAAATACAATCTGAAGTATCTTTTAAATTTGATTGCACCAAATTGCAAGATTGTTCAAGTTGATGGCATCACAGAGGGTGCGGCTTGCACAACTCTCCTTGCTAAAGAATACATCGATAATGATGCACCGTTGGTTATGGCTAACTCCGACCAGTTTGTTGAATGGAACTCCAATGAATGTATGTACGCATTCTCAGCAGATTCTATCGATGGTGGTATTCTCACATTCAAAGCAACACATCCAAAATGGTCCTATGCTAAACTAGACGAAGATGGTTTTGTTTCAGAAGTTGCAGAGAAGAAAGTCATTTCAGATGAAGCAACAGTTGGTATTTACTACTGGCGTCACGGCTCGGACTATGTTAAATATGCTGAACAGATGATTAAGAAAGACATTCGGACTAATGGTGAGTTCTACACTTGCCCCGTGTTCAACGAAGCCGTTGGTGATGGTAAAAAAGTTCGCGTAAAAAATATTGAAAAAATGTGGGGCATCGGCACACCTGAAGACCTGAATTATTTCTTAGACAATCATAAGGAATAAAAATGATTTTATTTGATGTAGGCACGCATCACGGGCAAAATTCTTTGAACATAACACATCGTAATCCTGATGTTATTTGTTATGCGTTCGAACCCACACCTGAACTTGCAAGGCTTCTCCGTATTGCCGCTGAAGCAAGGAATATGAAAGAACGTTATCATGTTTACGAACATGCTATTTCAGATTTTGACGGAGAAGCGGATTTTCATATGGTACAAGGTGATACTGGTTCAGCTTCACTCAATGAATTCTCAGATAACTTATCCGAAATTTGGCCAGGTCGAACAGACTTTGTTGTTCGTGGCTCCAAAAAAGTTAATGTGTATAGACTGGACACTTGGTTAACAATTTTTGCACCAGAAATTACTTGTATTGGCCATCTACACATTGATGCACAAGGTTCAGACCTCGCCGTACTCAAAGGACTTGGAGAAAAAATATCGATGGTACAATCTGGTGTTATTGAAGTGCCACAAGAAGATAACCTAAGACTTTATAAAGGTCAACACACCAAACAAGATGCACTTGACTTTTTGGAACAAAACGGATTTGTGATTGATAAGATTATATCACAAGTAAATGAAGAAAACTTATATTTTGTGAGGAAAAAATGAAAGTAGCATTGTTATTAACCGGTCATTTGCGTTGTTGGGAACAGGTTGCTCCCAATACAAGACAACATATTATCGACAAATACAATGCTGATGTTTTTCTCGAAACGTGGGACTCGGAAGCATATTGGGACCCACATTCACAAAAAGGTATAACTGATACAGGACCTAAAATTGATTTCGGTAAAGTGAATGAAGCATACAAACCTGTGCGACAAATGCGTTTCGATAGATATGAAATTTTTGAAGAAAACTTTTCAAAACGTGCGGAACAATTTACCAATTTTTATCATGTGCCGAAGAATCAAGTTTCTATGTGGTTTAAAGTCGGCCGTGGAATGACGATGGTCGAAGACTATATGATGTTAACTGGAGAACCATATGACCTAGTAATACGTATGCGTCCAGATTTATATTTGAATGAACCTTTGCCGGATTTTGATCCGAATAAATTCTATACACTAGGTTATAGAAATCATATGGGTCAGGGTACTTCTGACATGATTCAGATTGGTAATTTCTTTTCAATGAGTTTGTTTTGTAAAGTTCTAAATCATCTACCTCAACTTTATAAAGAAACTGGTTTGTTATGCCCTCATGTTATCTCAGAGCATTTCATTAAACGCCTAGGTTTACCTTGGGAAGAATTTATGATTAACAAAACACTCATGCATACACCACTCGGTGAATATAAACATAAGAGTCTCTATCAATGATTTACATTGCACACCGTGGACTCTTTGAAGGTCCAGATAAAGAAAAAGAAAATCATCCGGACCAAATACGCACAGCATTAAAAAAAGGATACGATTGCGAAGTAGACCTTTGGAGAATTGAAAGAGAATGGTGGTTGGGTCATGATGAACCAACATATCGTGTTGATGAACCTTTCATTGGCCAACAAGGGTTGTGGTTACATTGTAAAAATTTAGATGCGCTCTATGAATTGATAAAAAGACCATTTAAATACATTTACTTTTGGCACCAAGAAGATGATTTTACTTTAACATCCAACGATGTTATTTGGACATATCCTGGAAAACACCTGACTAATAGATCAGTTGCCGTTGTTCCAGAAAGGTGTGAAGGATATTGGAAGCATGTTAAAACTTTAGACTTAGTTGGAGTGTGTACAGATTATGTTGAAAAATTCATTTCCGAAACTAGCACTTTGCCTGTCGGGTCAAGCCAGAAGCAGATTTGAAGCATACCGATACATCAAAAAGAACTTGCTTGATGTATATGATGTTGATGTTTTTTGCCATACATGGAAACCACAAAGTTCCGCAATTAAGTTATTTGAAGAATTAAATACGCTTTACAAACCTGTACTTTTTTCTTATGATACACCACTATCAGAATCAATAAATTCCGATCTATTTGTTCCGAATGCATCACATCCGGCAAACTTTTGCACATCGATGTTTTATTCAATATACCGAACAAATGACCTCAGGATTCGCCACCAGACACTAAATGATGTAAAATATGATTTTGTTATTAGAAGTAGATTTGACTTGGCACTTAATAAAGTCATTGACTTTTCTTCCTTGGAGAAAGGTAAAGTCTACGTATCAAAAGATACGGCCGGACCGAATCCTTTACTGAATGACCAGTTTGCTATCTCTGACCCCGACACGATGAACGTGTACGCTTCAACTTTTCTACACCTAAGAAAGTTGCATGATTCTGGTGTTCAGTTATGTGGCCATGAAATGCTCCATGAGCAACTCACAAGTAATTCTATACCAGTTGAACGTATTGATATAGATCATCCATTTGTTGATGGTAAATTTAACATAGGAAAGCATTCTTTAATTAGAGATGACATGAATAAATGGGTGGATATTAAGATTTGGGGTTACTAAATAACATATAGTCACAGTGTACTAACCAGAGAATTTAATGATACCTTTTTCCCGATTTTTGACCGAACAGGAAGACCCTGAAGACGGTGCCAGCCGACAGATTAAACACCTGACGCACGTTGAAGACCGACCACTCCAGACTGGAGAAAAGGGTGCAAAACATGCTATCAAATCTTTAACTGCTGCCGCAAATCACATACAACAAGGTAAAAAAAGTTCAGAGTTAACCACAAAATATGATGGTTCTCCTGCTATCGTTTATGGTCATCAACCTGAAAACGGTAAGTTCTTTGTAGCATCAAAATCAGCTTTCAACAAGACTCCAAAGATTAACTACACACCCGCTGATATTGAAAGGAACCACGGCCACGCGCCAGGTTTGGTTAGCAAATTAAAAGACGCACTGAAACATCTACCGAAGGTTGCACCAGAGAAAGGCGTATACCAAGGCGACATGATGTTTTCACAAGATGACAAAAAACCAGTCAAAGGCGGTGGAACATCTTTTCATCCAAACCCATCAGGATTAACATATACTGCACACGGCACACATGAAAGTGCCGTTAAGAAGGCTAAAATTGGTGTTGTTACACATCTTTCCTATACAGGTAAAGATGCTGGCAGTTTAAATGCATCACATGAAGTTGACCACGAAAACTTCAAGCCACACCCCGATGTATTCTCAGTTGATCCTAGAATGGATACATCAAAAGTTCATTTTGGTCCTAAAGATCGTGCAGAATTTAATAAACATATTGCTGCCGCACAGGCTGTACATGACACACACGGTGATGACATGTATGCTGGTACATCAACACATCGTGGAGTTGGTGGAGCATTAGAAACATATATGAACCATACGGTTCGCTCGGGTGAAACGCCGCACCACCAGAATTTTAAAAATTGGTTAGAAACAACCGAAAATAAAAAGATAGATAAGCTAAAGGTTGAAAAGAACAGAACAGTAAAACAAAAAGAACTAAAAGACCAACTTGGTAAAATTGAAAGAAACAAAAAACACTACAATAATTTATTCAAAATGCATCAGCATTTGCAGAAAGCAAAAAACGTGCTAATTAATGTAATGAATCAACATCAAGAGTTTCAACATACACATGGTGGTGAAGCGGCAAATCCAGAAGGATATGTTTTTCATCACGGAAAAGAATCTGATAAGTTTGTTAACCGTGCAGAATTTTCACGTAGGAACTTTGCGGGAATTAGAAACATATGAAAAAGTTTTTACAAAAAGTAGAAGAAGACATGCAAACACATAAGCCTGTTGTTATGGCTTTTGGGCGTATGAATCCGCCGACTATTGGACATGAAAAGTTAGTTAATCGTGTTCAACAAATTGCACACGATTATCATGCGCCACACCACATTATCCTTTCACATTCCGTTGA